GCTTTGGCGACAGAGCCATAGCGGCCGCCGGCCACGCCGCCGCCATATCCCGCGCCCGAGGTCATCTGCTGGTTAGTTTCTATGAGCGCCATCGAGGCCGCATTGGACACTTGCGCCGCCGCCCACGAGGCTGCCGCCAGCTTGTCGATGGCTTCCGCCGCTGCTATGGATGATGTGCCCAGCGCCGCGGCCCCGAACTTGGCGGCGCCAGCAATGCCGAGCATCCCCGCGCTGGCAGCCTGGTTGTATTCGATCTGCGCCATGGCCGTGGCATTGAGCGTGCCTGCTTCCTGCCATGCCGCGATGCCGAGAGCGCCCAGGGACTCCGCCGTACCGCTCGCGGCGGCAGTTACCTGTTCCCGCATGGCAGCCCAGCCTTGCGCCTGCCCGGCCATCCCGCCCAGTTCTGTTGCCCCACCCGCCATCTTCTGGATGTTGGCAATGCTCTCCTTGGCGGCGGAGTAGGGATTGATGAAGCCGGCAAGGGTCTTCCCCAGATAGCCGGCGAACTGTTGCAGTTGCGGGATGTTTAGGAGCGTATTCAGATTGAGGGCAAGCCCCTGCAACGCGGGCATGAGCGGGTTGGCTATGGTCTGCGCCAGATCCTTCGCCTTATTGTTGGCAATGTCCAGTTGCCCGTTGAATGTCTTGCCAGCCGCCACGGCCCGGCCCTCGAACTCGGTTGCCAACTCGCCCAGGATCATCTTCTGTGCGCCAAGGGTGTCGTTTGCCTCGACCATCTTCTTGATCATGGCTTCTTGCTGGTCAGTGAGCATGACACCGGCGCGGCGAAGCGCAGTAGCCCCAGCCACAGGGTCTTGCATGCCCTTTGCCACCATCATCAACGCGCTATTCAGGTCCATCCGCAGGCCGGTCGCCATATCAGCCGATAGCCGGATCACGTCGGGGAACACGTCTTTGCTGATGTTGGTGAAGGTAAGGGCAAGGTTGGAGGCAGATAGGATGGCGTCGTCCGAGAAGCGCGTCTCCTTCTGCATGGAGTCGGCGAGATCAAGCACCGTATCGCGTGTAATGCCAGCGACGCCATGCGTGGACTTCAGGCCGGCCTCCAGTTGCGCCAGGCCCTCCTCCCACTCCCGCGCCTCGTCAATGCCCACGCGGATGGCAGCCGAGAGCCCGCCGACGGCGACCGCGGCGAGACCGATGCCACCGAAGAATGCACCCTTGCCGGCGATAGCGCCAACGTCAGACAGTACCCGTCCGAAATCGCCGCCGATGCTCTGCCCCGCGGACTTGAAGACGCGCTCGAAGTCGGTGACATTCTTCTTGCCTTCATTCAGTCCAGAATGAAGGCCGGACAGGTCCGCCGCGATCTTGACCACAAGCGACATGAGTGTTGACATTAGCGCCTCAAATCCTCACCACCGAGTGCGCCCGTCCACAGCGCGGCCATCTCGATCTGTTTTCGCCAGGGCTCTTCTCCCTCCGTCTCTTCCTCTTCCGGTTCAGGGGCAATCTCATCGGGCAGGAAGTCGGAGAGGGGGAAGGGCTTCGTATCAGGACCGCGGTTGATGTTCGCCAGCATCTGGACTATTTGCGCTGTTCGATAGTCCGCACGCCGCTCGCCGAACGGTTCGAGCGAGTAGTATGCCTGCCACTCGGTGAACTCCCGGGCGGTCATGTTTTGTAGGCCCCACTCCACAGACGGCCAGCCCAGGGCCAGGGCTAGGCGGAAGGCGAATCTTCGCTCTGGCCGTCGTCGGAGTTTTTTGTCAGTTCGTCAACGTCCGCGCTGGTGAAGCCGGAGAGCCGCTGCGCCACCTCAAAGAGCCGCTGAAGCACGGACGCGCTCTTGCTGCCGAGTGCGGCAATGTCGGCGTCGCCAAAGAGTCGCGCCCCGGATTCGTCTACCACGGCCCTTGCCACCAGGCGCGCGCGCAGGTTCCTGAAGTTGTCCTGGCGATCCTTGCCCTTGCCAACCGACAGGCTGATCTCGAAATCGTCGCGCTCCTTCGCGGTCAGGCCCTGTACCAGCACATCACCGCCCCATTCGGGGACAGAGACGGTCTCACGCGGCAAATCAGACGCCGCCAGGATGGCAGCGCGGGAGAGAAGACTAGGCATCGTTGCTCCTTACGCCAGAGTAGGCTGTCCGGTCACCTTGATCGTGACGCTCGCGGTCAAATCCTTGTCGTGCGGCCCGGCAGGCTCGAAGCCCGTCACCAGTCCATTGAAGGACCAGGCCACCGCATCAGGGAAGGTAAGGGTAAATCCATGCGCGGCCTTGGCGACCATCAAGGCGAGAAGTCCGTGCCCCGCGTTCTTGTGCGTCGCGCCAGACGGGTCATAGACCAAATCCAGTTTCACCTCACCGGAGCGCAAGATGGTGCCTACCACCTCTTCCCAGCCGCCCGTGCTGTCATGCGTAGTGACGTCCGCGGTGTCCAGCTTCAGGCCGGGCCCAGTGATGTTCTTGACGTTCGCCACAACCGTTTCCCCAGTGGGGCCGAAGGTGATGCCAAGGGCTGCAAGTTTCGCCATTGTCGTCTCTCCTTACGCCAGGACCGGCGCCCCGGCGATCTTGATGCTCACGCTGGCCGTGAGGTCTTTATCATGCGGTGCAGCAGGCTCGAAGCCCGTCACATAGCCGGGGAATGTCCATGCCGTGGTGTCCGGCCACACGATCTTGAAATGCTTCAGTAACTTGTTCTTCATGCAATAGGCCAGCCCGCCTACCGCCGTCGCGTCCTGGGTGTCTGCCTGGGGATCGTATTCCAGATCGACCTTGACCTCACCCTCGCGCAAGATGGTCGCCACGGACTCCTCCCATCCGCCCGCAGAATCGTGCGTAGTCACATCCGCGGTATCGAGTTTCAGGGAAGGGCCGCCGATGTTCTTGACAGCGGCGACGGCCACGAACGCAGCGCCTGTCGTGGTGTCCGTTGACGCCCCCATTGTGCAGCCGCTCGTGCCGGCATCAAAGACCATCGCCATCGCGGCGTTATTGGCCGCGGGCAGAAGCATGGTCAGACTGAAGGTTGCGCCAGTCCCGCCCACCACGGCATAATCAGTGATGGTCGCCAGCGCGTTCATTGCCGCTCGCACCTTTGTAGCGACGGTGGTCGGTGTGTCCAGTCCCGCCACGGTGACGGTCACCACCACACCGGCTATGCCCGTGGCCGTGACCGTTACTGTCAGATCGCCGCCGCCAGCGTCCGCCGCCCCGGTCACGGTCATGGATTCCACCTGGCGCGTGCCGAGATAGAAGTTCGTACCGAATGCCGCTTGCTTTGCCATAATCTAAGCCTCCACGTACCACACGAAATAGTCACTTCGTACCCGCGCGAGTCCGGCTTCCACATCCGGCTCGGACGACTCGCCGTCAATGAGTGCGGCCTGGACGACAACTGAGTCCGCGCCGCTGGTGATGGTGCCCTTGTATCCGTTCAGCGCCGCCCGGAGCGCGTCGGCGATGGCCTTGGCACTGGCATAGGTCGTTGCCCAGGCGTCGAACTGGAAACGCGCATGTGCCGTGCCCGCGCTTCCCGATATGTCATGCGCTGTGAGCCGTGCCGTGCTGATCCGCTGATAGGTCAGACAGGGCAGCGTCGCACCCTGCGGGATCTGTTCCAGGTAGACGCGGGTACTGATAAGCGTCTGAATCGCCGCCGTATTCGTGAGTTTGTAGACTAGGCCAGCTTCGATGGTGAGGGTCGCCATTATCGCGTTGCCCCCTCTATGGCTGCTTTCAGTGCGTCACCAACCGCGGTGGCAATGTCATCCTCGTGTTCATCCACAGCCGGGCGCAGATAGGGACGAGCGGGGATGTGCGATCCGTGTCCGGCAATGCCGCCCAACTCGTGAATGCGTCCGTAGACTGCCGTTGGACCCACATCCACCTCGGCCATCGTGTCCGTGCTCTTTTCCAGTGTCGTGTTGATGCTGTTGACCAGATTGCCGGTGATGACGTTCAGTCCGGGCCGGCCACGGCTGGCATTGATCTTGGCATGACCTTCGACCACGTAACCGCCGGCCATGAGTGCATCGGCAAGGCCCTTTCCAGATGCGACAGCGAGCACGTCCGCGAAATGATCTTCCAGTTTGATGGTCTTGACGGTTACAGCGTCACTCACGTTTCCACCCGCTTCAGCAGCAATCGAATGCCGCTCGGCCCGCGCTGGATCGGGCCTACGATCTCATAGACCAGCGCCGTTGCCAGCGTTTCACCAAAACGTTTCGTAATCTTGACCCTGTCCTTCGCGTCCGGCGTGGCGGTGATGGGCAGGCGCAACGTCGCATCGTATTGCATGAGTGTGTTGGCATTGGTGTGCCTTTCCGTACCCGGGCGCATGTCCAGCCCGCAGATGGCCGCCGTGCCGTCCGTGTAGGTCACGCTGGCCTGCCCCACGGCATCGAAGGTCCGCGAATAGACCTGGGGCACGTAGGTGTCCATCATGTGGTCTGTCTGCGCTGTTCTGAACCCGCTCAGCTCAGTAGCCGAAAACATGGTCCCTCGGTTCTGCCAGATTGCCTATCCATAACTGCTGTGTGTCCGGCTCATCTGGGTACTTCACCAGCCGCATGGTTGTAGGCGCTCGCCTGCTGCGGTAGTAGCGCGCCTGGTCCAGCGCCATCTTTGCCCCCTGGCTCCGCGAGTAGTTTCCGCCATCGGCACTGAAATCGTAGTTGCCCGCCAGCGCGCCGGCCTTTTCTTGCCAAACGTCCGCGGCAGCCGCGTTGAGATCATAGGTAGGCATCCAGTTGGCATTCGCCACGTGAACGGGTGGCGTATCCGAAGACAGTGTGAACGGGTCTT